GAAGATGGATTGTACCCACAATGGGCTGGATATGAAGGTTCTAAAAAAGTAAAAAGATTTTTTAATGAGTTGTGGAATAAAAATTATTCGATAGATAGACTTTGTAAAGAGCATAAATTTGAATATAATTTACAATTGTGGGACTAATATGAGAGTAGCTATAGTAGGAAGTAGAAGATACGAGAATAAAAAAAAGATTAAAGACTTTGTATTCAAACTCAAAGAAAAATATGGAACAAATACAATTATAGTTAGTGGTGGATGTAAAACGGGTGCTGATAAATACGCTAAGAAATATTCATTAGAATTGGGATTACAATATGAGGAGTATCCACCATTTCACGAAGTTCACAATTTGTATTGTGTATTACCAGAATCTCGATACAATAAAGATTTCAGTATGAGAAACTTTTTCGTAAGGAATAAAATAATAGCTAGTGTTTCTGATTTTATTGCAGCTTTCATACCTGAAGATGTTGAGGCTAATGGAACTAATAGTCTTTTAGAGTATGCAAAAAAATTAAATAAAAAAAGAATAATTATTTCATAGTTTTTTTATATTTGTATATATTTATATATGTAAATACGATGGAGAATAATTATGAAAAATACAAAATTAACATCGGTTAAAATCATAGAATCATTATATGAAAAATTCAAACTGAACACAGTCAACACTAAAATGACTTTACAAAAATTAACAAATCGTTCAGTTGATAAATTTTTAACGGATGAAAAATATAGAGAAGAAATTGAAACATACGATAACTTGACGGTTAGTGGAAGTAATTTTTAAATAGGAGAAAATAGGTTATGTCAAAGAAAAAGATTCTACTCTTGTCAGACGACTTGAGAATGCATTCAGGAATAGCAACACAATCAAAAGAATTTGTAATGGGAACAATACACAAATATGATTGGGTTCAATTAGGTGGTGCTGTTAAACATCCAGAACAAGGCAAAATAATTGATATGGGGACTGCAGTTAAAACTGAATATGGTGTTGAAGACGCATATTTAAAAATATATCCAATTACAGGTTATGGTAATTCAAATATTTTAAGAGAGGTTTTAAACATAGAAAAACCAGATGCTATTATTCATTTCACCGACCCAAGATTTTGGATTTGGTTATATAATATGGAACATGAAATAAGACAAAACATTCCTATTTTATACTACAACATTTGGGATGATATACCAGACCCATTGTATAATGCAAACTTTTATAGAAGTTCAGATATGTTAATGTCAATTTCAAAACAAACTTATGGTATTAATAAAAGAATACTTTCCAAATATGGGTATAAAGATTGGCAATTAGATTATGTCCCACACGGGATAACCGACAAAAGAATATATAAGATAGAAGAAAAAGGTGACACTAAATTTAAAGAGTTCGAACAAAAACACGGATTAGATAAATACAAATATAAAATACTTTATTTAAATCGTAACATTAGAAGAAAATCTCCAGGTGATGTGGCTTTAGCTTACAAACATATGATGGATAAACTCACACCTGAACAAAGAAAAGATTGTTGTCTTGTATGGCACGCAGCACCAAGTGACGAAAATGGGACTGATATGAGAGCTGTTTGTAAAACACTTCTACCTGACTATCCAATAATATTCACACATGATAATCATCCAAATGGTGCATTTTCAGATGAAGAAATGAACTTTGTATTTAACTCTTGTGATGTTTATATCAATATGGCTTCTAATGAGGGTTTTGGTTTAGGTTCACTTGAAGCATTAACTTGTGGGACACCAATCGTAGTAAATGTAACTGGTGGAATGCAAGACCAATGTGGATTCAAAAATGAAAAAGGTGAATACCTAACTGCTGAAGACTATGTTGAACTACAATCTAATCATAGAGGAACATATACAAATCATGGTGAATGGGTTAAACCTGTATTTCCATCAAACATAAGTTGTCAAGGTTCACCACTAACACCATATATCTTCGATGACAGATGTTCATTTGAAGACGCTGGTGAAGCTTTGTTAGAATGGTATAAAGTAGGCCCTGAAGAAAGAGAAAGATGTGGTGAAATTGGAAGACAATGGGTTAATGGTGATGATGCTAGAATGACGGCTAAACATCTTTCAGAGTCATTTATTAAAAATATTGAAGCTACGTTTGAAAATTGGAAACCAAGAGAACAATATACAATGGAGGCTGTGTAATGAAAAAAGTTATGTTAATATGTGCACCTGTTTCATCAAGAAGTGGATATGGTGACCACGCTAGAGATTTAGTTAGAGCGTTTATAAATTTAGATAAATTTGATGTAAAAATATATGATGTGCCTTGGGGTGAAACGCCAAGAAATGCTTTAGACATTGAATTAGATAAAAACATTATTGAACGTATTTTGTTAGAAGCTAAAATAGATAAACAACCTGATATATATGTAGATATTAGAATACCAAACGAATTTCAAACATTTGGAAAAGTTAATATTGGTATAACTGCTGGTATTGAAACAACCGCTGTTTCAAACAATTGGGTAGAGTGTTGTAACAAAATGGATTTAGTTATAGTTCCATCAGAACACTCTAAAGAGGGATTCGTTAAAGCTCTTTATGAAAAAATACAACAATTAGCAGATGGTTCACAACAAAAAGTTGGTGAGTTAAAAGTACAAAAACCAGTTGAAGTTTTATTTGAGGGTGTAGATGAAAATGTATTTAAACCAATTGAAAACTCATCATTAAATTTGGTTGATGATATAAAAGAAGATTTTGCTTTTCTACATGTTGGACTGTGGGGTAAAGGTGGTTATGGTGAAGACAGAAAAGATATTGCAAAAATGATTAAAATATTTTATGAATCATTTGCTAACAAAAAGAAACAACCAGCTTTAATATTAAAAACCGCAGGTGCTACATTTTCAATATTAGATAGAGAAGAATGTTTAAGAAAAATAAAAGAAATAAAGTCTAAGTTTCCAAAAGATTGGGATTTACCTAATGTTTATTTATTACATGGTTCTTTTTCATCAGAAGAAATGAATAAATTATACAACCATCCAAAAGTAAAATGTTTTGTATCGTTAACACATGGTGAGGGGTTTGGTAGACCTATGTTAGAAGCGTCAATGGTTGGATTACCTATAATTTGTAGTGGTTGGAGTGGGCAAATGGATTTTCTCAGTCAAACAGATTCAATGTTATTGGGTGGTCAATTGTCAAAAGTACCTAAGTCACAACATTGGAAAGATATAATCATACCTGAATCACAATGGTTTAATGTAAATGAAACACAAGCTTATAAAGCTATGAATTATTGTTTTGAAAATTATGATGAAGTGAAAGAAAAAGCATTAAATCTAATGAAAACAAATAGAGATAAATTTACATTAGATGGGATGATGGAAAAACTTGATGAAATAATTACACCATTTGTTGATAAAGTTCCTCAACAAGTTGGATTGAATTTACCAAAATTAAAAAAAGTAGGGAATACAGAACCACCGAAGATTAATTTACCAAAATTAAAAAAAATAACAAGTGAGGCTTCTGTATGAAAGACTTAACAAGTAATTGTTTTTTGTGCAGTGAAAAAGCTTTACATGTTGCGGGAACGGAAGAAGCACAAGTGATGCAGTGTATCAATTGTGGTTATACAACTTCAACTAAATTCAAAGGTATAAAAACAGACAATGAAGAGTTTCAAAAACTTGGTGAGGATATGAAGAATTGGGCTAAAGAGAAAAATGGGTATATTTGGATTCCAAGTATTATTACATTACCAATTGGCATGTTGTATCCTGTAAACACTAAGAAAGAGATGAAATGGGCTTTTGCACCAATGGTTGAAATACCTGAAGCACAAAGAAGAAAGTTTCCAAATCCAAGTGTTCCAGGAAAGTTTTATGATAAAAAAATAGACACGGACAATCCTGTTATTTATAATTTATTTATTGAGGGTATGACAAAAATTAATGAACTATTAAAGCAGGCTTCAAATGGCTAATAGAAAACAAGCTTATAGTTGGAACAGAGTTAAACCAGGTGATATTATTTCCTTTCGTTATAAATCCAAATCAACAGGTAGAACTCTTGTTCAATCTGTATTGGTTTTGAACCCAAGGTTAAATGTCACATTAAAAAATGGAACTACAACTAAACATTTAATAGGAATTAAACTTGAAGAATCAAACAAAGTATCATTAAGGTTAACCGCTAGACAAGTATCACTATTAGAAAAAATAGGTGATTTTAAAAAAATAGATGAGGTAAATAATTTATATAAACTTGAAATAGATAATAGATTCATACTTAGTGATATAAAAGGGATTAAACAAGAAGCTTATGATAAAATTTCTAAAAGTCTTAACATTAAAGGACAATATAGAACTTATGATTATATGACAGCCAAAAAAAGTGCAGTATATTTAGAACCAATAAGGGTATTCACGGATGAGGATTAGTTATAGTATTTTAACTCACAACGAAGATGAATCATTACAAAAGTTACTTGAGTTTTTGGTCAAACATAAAGACGAAGAAGACGAAATAGTAATTCTTGATGATTTTTCAGACAATCCCAAAACAAAAGAGATATTAGATGTAATGACATCCATGTATGAAATGACTTTTGAACAAAGACATTTGTTAAAAGATTACGCTGGACAGAAAAACTATTTAAAAAACATGTGTGTAGGTGATTACATATTCAATCTCGATGCGGATGAGTTACCTCATAAACAATTAGTTAAAAACATAAAACCAATTTTAGAATCAAATCCAACGATAGATTTATATTGGGTGCCAAGAATAAATACGGTTAATGGTATCACACAAGAACATATTAATAAATGGGGTTGGAATGTGAACGAAAAAAATTGGGTAAACTTTCCTGATTATCAAGGTAGGATTTGGAGAAATCGTCCAAATATATTGTGGAAGAATAAAGTACATGAAGTCCTAACAGGTTATCAAGAACATACTTATTTACCAGCAGAGGAACAATTTTCATTCTATCACCCTAAAACAATAGATAAACAAGAAAAACAAAATAAATTTTACGAAACAATATGATTAAAGTAAAAATATTAAATGCTGTTAAAGGTAGAAATGAACCTACTTTTAGGCCTCTTACTTTCATCAGAGACATGTTGTATACAGATTATAGTATTGAACTAACAACTGATGATGATTTTGATTATTTATTTATTGGTATGGAAGATTTTATTGATAAAAAAAAATCACTACAAGATAGTATAGATTATGGTTTAGAAAATTTATCTAAAATAACGGGTGATTATTTTTTATTTGATGGTTCAGACTCAACATCTTTAATGGGTGCGTATGAGGTATTTGAACAGAGTAACGCTATATATTTATTTAAGAATCAGTTATTAAATAGAGAGGAATATAAAAAACCAACTGCATTTAATAAATGGTTTTTTGATAATGGTAGTGATTTAGATTTAGGATATGATATATCAGAAGATAAATGGAATAGAATAAAACTGAGTGGTTATAATTTGGGATACTTGTTACCCGAATATAGAAACTTTCATCCAATAAATAAAAATAAAAATATAGACGTTTGTGCAATATATCAGGCGGAACATAAATATAATGAAGACCATTTAGTAAGAAATGATTTACACTATACAAATCATAGAAAAGGGCCTTGGGATATATTGGATTCACAATTTCTTGATGTGAGAAAAGATAAACTACCTTATCAAGAATACATAAATGTTTTATATAATTCAAAAGTGGCTATATCACCATTTGGTATGGGAGAGTTATGTTTTCGAGATTTTGAATGTATACAATTTGGAACAATAATAATAAAACCATCCATGTCAATAGTGAATACAATTCCAAATATATACGAAAGTAATGACACTTATTTGTCAGTTATGTATGATTGGTCTAACTTAAATGAAACCATTGATTATGTTTTAAGTAATTTTGATACATTAAATGAAAGAATTAATCATAATATTAGAGAAAAATTTATAAAAAAATATGATTATCAAAGATTATGCTTGTATTTTTATAATATATTTCGTAAATTAGATAAAATAAAACAGGAGATATAGTGAAGAAAAAAGTTTCAGATATGCCTTTAATGAAAGAGGGTAATAAAAATATAAACATATGTTATCCATTTATTGGTAAAAAAGCAATAGAGTATGTAACAGATACTTTAAATTCAAGATGGATAGGTCAAGGGCCAAAAGTAGAATTATTTGAACAGAAATTTAAAGAAAAATTTTGTCCCAATAGAACTGCAGTTACAGTTGGTTCTGGAACTGATGCTCTACATTTATCTTATATATTAGCAAACATAAAAGAAGGTGATGAAGTTATCTGTCCTTTGTTTACATGCACTGCTACTAATCTTCCATTTTTATATATGGGTGCTAAAATAAGATTTGCAGATGTTCAACCAGATACATTAAACATAGATGTAAATCATGTTAGAGAACTTGTTAACGAAAAAACAAAAGCTATTGTGTGTGTTCATTATGGTGGATTACCATGTGATATGGATGAGTTACAAAGTATCGCAAACGAGTGGGGGATTCCAATAATAGAAGACGCTGCTCATGCACTAGGAGCTACATATAAGGGTAAAAATATAGGAGAGATTTCAGATTATACGATGTATTCATTTCAAGCTATAAAACACATAACCACTGGTGATGGTGGTATGTTAGTTGTAAATGACTCTGAGGCTGAAAAGGCAAAAAGAATAAGATGGTTTGGTATAGATAGAAGTGCGAAACAAAAAGGTATTTGGGAAAATGACATAGTTGAAGTTGGATATAAATATCAAATGACAGATTTAGCAGCGGCTATTGGATTGGCAGGGTTAGAGGAGTTCGATAGTGTATTGAAAAGAAGAAAAGAAATATTTTCTTTGTATGAAACTGAGTTATCGTCATTTTCTGATGTGAGTATTGTTGGAAATGAATTTGATGATAGAACTCATGCGTCTTGGTTGTTCACCATATATGCAGATGATAGATATAATTTACAGAAAAAACTAAAAGATGTTGGAATAGAATCCAATCAAATGCATTTTAGAAATGATAGATATAGTGTATTTAAAGATTTTTGGAAAGGTAAAGAGTTTCCAAATATGGATATAGTAGAGGACAAATATTTAGTGTTACCATTACATCACAAAATGTCGAATGAAGATGTTCATAGAGTTTGTTCTGAAATAAAAAAAGGTTGGTAAGTGAAAATAAATAAAATATTAATCTATGGTTCGGCACATTTAACAGAGGAGACTTGTAATCTATTAAAAAATCATTATGATTTGGTAGGTTACATACCATCAGTAAATCCAGTCATAGCTGGTAACATTGATTTACCAATAGTTGATGAAAACATACAACATGACATAAAGTTATCACTTCAATACAACAAACGAATAACTAATATTGAAAATGCATATAATGTTCATACTGGTTTACTTCCATCATGGGGTGGTGTTGATATTTTATATCATACTATAAAAGACAGAAAAGAAAGTTATATTTTTGAACAAGGATTAACTTTTCATAAAATGTCGGATGATTTTGACTATGGGCCAATTATAAGTAAGGTTACTTATCCTGTTTATGAAGATGATACTATGGTTGATTTATATGATAGAATAACTAAATGTTTTCCATCTTTTGTGTTAAGTGGATTAAAACTATTAGAATCACTTGATGAACATCAAGTAAATAATTCTTACAAAGAAAAACCAAGAGTATTTAAACGGGGTAACATAGATGATATGGATTCAAAATTATATGAAGATACCTTAAAAAAATTAAAGAGGAAATATGAAAAAATATAGTTATGATACAGATAAGTATGATTTTGTTAATGAAATAGAAAATTTGTATGATATTAATGATTTAGATTTGATACACACTCAATGGAAAGATGCAAAAACTTACGATGTTCTTGATGATGTCACAACAGACCAATTAACAATCTATCATAAGAAATTTTATAACGAAAGTAAAAATACTAAATTTTATGATATTTACAAACATTTTATATCAGAGTTTATTCAACCGATAATTGGTGAAGAAATATTATATCAAAAAATACCAACATTTAGAGTTCATCAACCCTCTAATTTAGCAGTGGCTGCATTTCACAGAGATAGTGATTATAGTCATTCAGAACACGAAGTTAATTTTTATTTACCTTTGACTAAAGCCTGGGGTAATAATACCATATGGACGGAGACAGAAAGAGATAAAAAAGATTTTCAACCAATTAAGGCTGAAGTTGGTGATGTTTGGATGTGGAATGGAGCTAATTTATTACATGGTAATAAAATTAATGACACAGGTAAATCAAGAGTTAGTGTTGATTTTAGAATTTTACCTTTATCAAAATATAAGAAAAATGAAAGAACAAGTATAACTAATAAAACAAAAATGACCATAGGAGAATACTGGAATGAAATATAAAGAAGGAATAGATTTTGTATTTGCGACTTATGCTATGAGGTTGCCTTGGATGAGAGAATATACAAAAATGTTAGTCAAAAGTATAGATAAATACACCACCAACATACCTTATAAAATATACATTGTTTATAATTATGTTACTGACGAATGTGCAGAAAATAAAAGTAGTAGATATATGAGTAATGGAGCTTTTAATGAAGTTTTAGAAAAACAAGGAGATGGTAAAAGTGAAAGACAAGCTTTACAAGAATTGTTTGGTGACAATGAAAATGTAATTTTAGTTGAGGGTGTAAATCAAAGTGAAACTGTAGTGATTGAAGACAATGGTAAATTCCATCAAGACAGTGGTCTTTTTCCTGGAAAAATAGATGAGTGTCCTGTTAGAGCTCCAAGTAAATATCACTCTGAGGGACTATCAATTGGTGCAAAAGTTGGTACACAAAAGTATGTTTGTTACTTAGACCCTGATTGTGTTTTTGTTAATAATTGGACAGATGAAATATTACCATTATTGGATGAATATTTCTTTGTTTCAAATCGATGGGACCCCGGAACGATGTTTTGGGATTGTAAAAAACCACAACCAAGAAAAGATGTTAAATTAACAGAGTCAGAACTTGGGAGAGCTTGTCCTCAATTTTTAATAATGAGAAGGTCAGATTGTGAAGAGAATGATTTGTGGGTTAACATTGATTACAGAGATGTTGGAGCTAATTTAACTTGGTTTGCTCAATCGAATAAATTAGATTTTTTATGTCTAAAAAACACCTATTGGTATTCACATTGGAAAACACATAAAGGTGTATCTTTTTCA